GGTCTAGTTTGTAATTTTTCATAATAGTTGTAGTTTGTTTTTGGTCGCTATATCGGATTCGAACCGATCGCTTGCGCACCTATGCGATAGCGACTAACCTATGAACCAACCTAAAAAGGTGTATCGTCCTCGTTGACATCTGAGAGAACTGGCTTAATGAGAGGTAAGATAGAATCTTTGATGTAATTTTCCAAATAAAGCATACGGTCGCTATCGTCCCAAATATTTACCCCCTTTACTTTAATTTGCTTTAATTGCGGCAACTCACCAGGATTTGCTTTATTCCAAAAATGCTTAAGTCCTACTCCATTTTGGTTAATAAATACTACCGAGCTTTTCTTATCGCCGTCAATAGTGAGCTTAGGAGTAAGAGTAACTAACTCGCTGAAACTCACGTTTGGCAACGCTTTCAGAAAACTTACTGCGTAACCACTGCTATACTTCATCTCCAAAAAGTAAGTAGTCTCTTTGTCTTTTAGTGCAATAACCCAAAATTTGCCATACTCGCTTTCTTTGGTTTTGATGTCGGAGATGTAGCCCGTAAGAGAGTCATAAAACTCTTCGTGTACTTCTCGACCCATTTTGTTTGTGCGCTTTACCGATTTGTCAGTAGGCTGCTTGAATTGTCTTACAAGTTTGCCGTTTGTGATGGATAGGAAAACTCCGTTCCCTCCACCTTGATTAGACTGAAGTCCCATTTGCTAAGTGTTTATTGTTAAGTAATAATTGAACCCGATACTGATAAGATGATAGCAAATTTGCTACCTTTTCGTTATATACTTTATACTCTACTAACTGCTCGTACTTATACATAAATTGGTTGATGTGATGCTGAACATTCTCGTAATCACTCGCACTCATGCGGTGAATTTTAAGTGTCAACCAATTGTACTCTTCCCAAAATACTGCGGGAACCTTGTAATGATCGTTGCGATTAACTCTGTTCTTTTTCTTTGGTCTTTTTAACGGAACGATGAAAAAAGCAATGGTAAGGCTACAAGCTAGGAGAATTAGTAGTAGTTGCATTTTTTAAAGTATTAGTAATTTTCAAATAGTTGGATAGTGTAATCTTGCCCGTTTTCTCTGCTCTGTAAATGGTCTGTGAAGTTAAGCCGCAAAGCTGCGCCAACTTTTCTTGCGAAAGGCCTCGTGCTATTCGTAGTGTTCTAATTTCTTGTTGTGTAGTCATGTCATTTAATTTTAGACAAAGCTAAGTAAACAAAATTTAGTAAACAAACTTAATTACGAAAACGTTTTCGTTGTGAGCCGTTTATCGCTCATTATTGGCTCATTTATCGCTCAATAAAAAGCCCCTCGTTCACATAAGACCTTTTATAAAATAAAAGGCCTCGGTGGAAACCAAGGCCGGACAAACCAACTGTTATGAAAAAATGTGCTACTTGCTACCGTCTTGAAGCGGTATATCTTCGTGAGGATCAATCCTCCTATAATTTTCTTTCCAAAGTATCTTTGTCAAAGTTATGGCTTTTTTCTCAATCTCCTCCTCACTAGCCTCTGGCCATAGTAAATGCAGTGTTTCGTGAACGATAATTTCAAGATGCTTTTTCCCTTTTAATCTCTCATCTATTTCGATGAGTCCATCGGAATGAGCCACACCATAGGCATTTTCCTTACCAAGTTTGCGATATTTAATTCTTATTTTCAAGTCCTTTGGGTGTGTTATCCTAAAATAATTTTTCATTTATGTGTTTGGCTATGGTATTTACCGCAAGTTTTACAACGAAACATTATTCTGACAAGTCCAGTTGCCGTAACTCTTTTTAAATTCTGTACAAGATCGTCAGATCCACATTCTGGGCATGATCCTCTATCGGCCTTATGAATGACTCCATAATGTGTTTTTGGGGCTATATGCGTGTTTAAATGGCTAAAAACTTTCTCTAGCAATACCACATCATTTTTACAATACTTAACCATTTTCTCCATAGCCACTTTATCCTTTTCAAGCATTATCTTTTTCCATAAATCGTAATCGGTATGTATCTTTTGACCGATGCCTAAAAACTTAGCAATGTAGTTGAGCTTATTGCTATTAAACCTAAACTTACTACGTGCCACTTTAAGCGTATCTATTGTAGTATAGCTAGGGAACATATCTATGCCATGAAATAGGCACCTTGTCCTAATCCAAGCCAGATCAAATTTGTCCCCATTATGCCCTACAAGCTCATCAGCCTGGTTGGCAACTTTTATAAATGCCTCAAGCATTTTCTTATCGCATTGCTTAGAGTCCCATGTCAAAGCGTGAACTTCTTTCACACCTTCCCATTTATAGCAAATGCAAATAATCGCCCTTTCCTTTATGATAGACTCTGGTCCTATTGATAATTTATATCCACTAGCCCAAAACAAACCCAAATTTGCACTTACCTCTATATCAAAAAAGAGCCTTTTCCTCATAGGTATTTTTTATAGGCAAACGCTCCCACTCCTATAATCGCTATCCATAGCCATGTGTAAAATAATGCTTTGCTTTTGCGGTCAAATCGATCCTCAAGGATCATATACTCTTTATCCTTGGCCTCAAAAAGCACTTTATATTTATCATCCCATTTTGTCTCGGTAATGACAATTGTGTCCTTTAGCTCTTTAATTACAGTGCGAATCTTTGTCTTTATCTCTGGATTTGTGTAATGCTCCTCAACAAGCCAAGTGTAGATGCTATCTACTTTTTGCTCAATTATCAAGGAATCCTTGACAATTCGAATGGTGTCTATTTTGCTTTCTTGAGGAAACTGCTCTAAGCATAGCTTCGCCGCTTGAACGGGATGTTCATACAAGTATTTCTTGACTTTATTAGTCGTTATACATGATGTGAACAAAAAAATAATGATTAGATACTTCAGCATAAAATTGATGTAAAAAGTTTAGTTTTTGATATGCGGTCGGCTAGGCCATTAAACCCGCCATTAATTCTTCTTGTAAGGTGTTTAATTGTCTCATCGCTTGCATCTCTAGCCGCTAAATTCCATAGCACTTTCACTTCAAAGAACCATGCGGCACTAAGCAAAGGATATTTAGTTGCAACCAGGTCTGGTGATGTTAGCAAATCCTGGTTGATATACTGTCCAAATTCTTTGTAATTATATTTGCCAGTAAGCTGAATATAGCCTCTGCCTCTGTATTTAAAGCCGTCTCCGCTTTGCTTATCTCCATTGCCCATGCGGTTAGAGTACACAATATTTGCAATTAATTCTGGCTTTCTAGCCGCTATTTCTGCGGTGTCCTTACTAAAATATCTTGGGAATGTTTTGAGGAGGCCTTGTGCGCTATAATTAAGGTTCTCACGCACGTATTTAAAGTTACCGCTCTCATGTGCTACTTGTCCTAGAAAATGAGATAAAACAAGCGGGTTATTTATTTTAAAGGTATCGATAACACTTGGAAGCTCATCAAGAACCTGCTTCGGAAGAGTTGTTATCAGCTTTTTGGTCAACATCGGCGAACATATTAGAGATGAATTTGCCAACCCAACCGCTAATAAATACGGCTATGGCTATCTCTTTATGTCCCTCTAGTATTGTCATAGTAGATACAAAAACACTAGCAGCAGCAAGAGAGTCTCCAAATAGCCTAATTTTCTTAGGTGTTGGATGAAAATAATATTTAAGTCCAAACTTCATTGTTAAATTCATTTGTTACGACCCAATTCGTACCGTTGCTCACTATCTCCACGTAATTATATTGATCGTTTAGTACATAAGTAGTCCCTCCGTCAATAGTCTCGGTGGAGTAGGCATCAATCGTTACTTTATTTACGCTTGAGTCGGTCTTTTTTATAATAAAGGATGCCGCATTTGATACGGCCGTTGGAAGAGTAACTGTAACGGCACCAGATGTAGCGTTGATTAGCTTTACATTGATGCCGTCTGTTTCGATTAAAGTAGTGTTTGAAGTAGCACTACTAGATGAGAATGCCAAATTACTTGCGTCAAGAATTTGGTCAAAGTTCGTTATATATGATCTATTTATTCTCAAAGCTCTTCTTCGTCTTGTTTAGGGGCTTCTTGTAGTTCAACACCGTTCACCCAACCATTTAAGAAGAAATAAGGCTCAAGTCCGCCTGGATTTGCAACCTCAATCTTCTTAAACTCAAACTCACTTTCCTCAATCTTTTTGATGTCGGCTTTTAGCTTTTTTAGCCCTTCTTTATTAAAATTATATTCTCCTTTCTCATTTAGGATCAAATTGCCTTTGTCATCTACGGCAGCGTTGTCAAGCCTTGCATCATCTATCTTGGCTTGAAACTCATCAATAGATGGCTTGAGCTTTTCGTAGATTTTAAATAGCTTCTTTTGTCCTTTTGTCTCTTGATTGCCAATGTTTAGTTTAATGTTCTCGATTAATACGAATAAATCTCTGTAAGTCATAGTTTAAATTTTTACGAATTTAGATATTATTTTGATTCCAAGGCAAAGGCAAAGTAACAATTGGAGGATTTTTTTGCATCTCTATTTGAGCATCTAAAGAAGCATCAAGCGAGTCCATGTCCAAATTTGCCTCAAGCCATCCACATACTTCCTCAAAAGTAAGCTCATTATAAGGCTTAAATGCCATTGGGTCTGGTGCTGCGCATCCCATTGAGCTATATATATCTGCTATATATTCTCCATCTTGTGCTTGTCTACGCCAATGTACTGTTTTTACTACGTCTGTTAATCCGTCCTCACTAGGAGCGGTGTCCATTGCTGATATTATCCAAAATTTTGTATTCATATTACGAAGGATTTGCAAATGCTAAATAATAAAGTGTTCCATCAACATCAACCTCAAGGTATGCAGTTGTAGATGTTGTGCAAGTACCAACTATCCTTGACCCCAGTTTCCAAGGCTTTGCAGTACCACTTGTAGGTGCGCCAGTTTTTATTGATCCAGTTGCTTCTATATTTCCTCCATTGGTTATTGTCATTCTTTTTGTTGCATTAGTCCAAAATTGCAATTCACTTCCAGATATTCCAACTGCAATTTCACCACCAATACTGCTTATACCTAATATATCTATGCTATTACTATAAAAAGCAGCAGTACCTACATATAATCTTTTATCAGTTGTAGCACCTTGTATTTCTAATTTACCATAATTTGGTGTACATCCAATCCCCACATTGCCACCACTCGTTATGCGCATTCTTTCTGTTGGGCTTCCTCCATTTGCTCTTGTTCCAAATGATAAATATGATGCATAATCTCCATTTGTTGCGTTTTCTTTTGCACCTTTTATGTATCCAAATGTATATGCTTCGTTTGATGATGAATCATAATAACCACCAAGTGATATACCACCTCCAACTCCAGTAGCATAAGATGTAGTATCAAAAACCAATAAGTTAGTTTTTGTATCTCCTTGTGTTGTAGTTGGCCTAAATATAGAAACTCCTATAGGTACGCTGCTCGTCCCAATTCCCAATCTCCCACTCGCATCTAATGTCATTGCTTGGGTGAAAGTGATAGCGTTACCTGCGGTGCCACTATCAGCACTATACCACTCATGTGCTGCACCTATCATTCTATATCTTGCAGCAGCAGAACTATTTTTAAAAATAAAGTTTGTTCCGTTGTTATATGAGTTATTTAATATTTGAGTTTGATTACCACTTCCGGGATTGTAAATTGCAGAACCCGAACCAATATCAAAACCAAATGTTCCACTTCCCCACGCACTCGGTGTAACTCCTAATCCTAAATTGCCTGAAGTGTTTAAGTATAATTGTTTAGTCGTACCATTAGTAGATAACGACAAATCCATTCCTGTATCTGTAGCTATTTCTGCATAAAGATTTAAAATACTATAATTAGGGTTTACTATTAAATTTTTACCGCCTCTTCTTAAAAGAGCATAACCCGCCACTTCAATATAAGTTGACGCATCTTGAATAATACTATTTCCTATCGTACTTGCACCTGTAAACTTAGGTAGGTAGTTTGTAGTAGCAGTAGCACCGCCATTACCTATTAATAAACCATTGGTGGCATTCACACTCGAACTAAACGTAGCACTTGTACCAGATAATGCGCCAGATAGTGTAGTTGCGCCACTTAATAAAACTGGGCCAATTACTCTTAAAGCATAATTAGTAACACCAGTAAATGCACCGTTTGTGAAAGATGGAAAAACATCTAATCCGACCAATAAATCGTTATTTGCAGTTGCCGTTAAACTTGATGTAATATTCATTCCTTTTGCACTTGGACTTGCACTAGGACTTACACTATTGTTTAAATTTAAAGTTGATGTAGGCGTATAAGTAAGTGTTGAGCTACCAGTTACAGTAGTTGTGCCATTGAAATAAGTTAATTGACCGGTTGTACCAGTTCCAGTTACAGGGTTTGTTAATACTGCTTGAAAATCAGTACCAGCAACCGCAGCACTTACTGTACCACTTCCGTTTGCTTTTAAAATTCCACTAACTGTTCCAGCACCTCCATAAGTAGCACCAATTACAGTACCATTCCATGTACCGCTTGTGATTGTACCATTTATATATACATTACCAAATACACCCAATGCTCTTTGAGTAACACCAGTGAATACACCATTGGAAAATGTTGGCGATATTCTTACACCATATAAAATATCATCATTTGCAGCAGCATTGACATTTGGGATAATGTTCATTGCAACGGCTTGGCCAGATCCAGCAGTTGCAGTATTGCTAATACTAAAAGTAGATGTTGGACTAAATGTAAAAGTAGAAGATCCAGTTATTTGTGAAGTATTACTAAAATATGCTATTTGTGCAGCAGTACCCGTTCCCGTAACTGGGTTAGTTAATGTAGCTTGTGCGCCTATATCAGCAAGTGTCCATGATACATTTGCACTACCATCAAATGTTTTTCCAGTTGCACCTATTGTTAATGTTCTTGCAGTTGCTAATTTAGTTGCAGTAGCAGCATTACCACTTGTATCGGCAGCATTGTTTGGAATATCTCCACTAACCAATGCACTCCAAACTGGAGCAGCACTAACTGTTCCATCACCAGTTTGATTTAAAAATTTTTTAGTTGTTGTAGTATTACCTGCAAGTTTAGAAAGTACATTTGCAGCACTTGAATATAAAATATCACCTAATGTATATGTTGTAATTCCAGTACCACCTCTACCTACCGCAAGATTTCCAGACCAACCTAATGTATGTACAGTTCCAGCACTTGTTATGGTTACGTTTGTGTCATCTGCGAAAGTTTGGGTAGCAACAGTTAAGCCATTAAGGCTTGTTATAGCCGCACTAATATATGTTGGAGTCCAATTCTCCCATTTGCTACTTGTACCATTAAATCTTAATAATTGTGCATTTGTTGGGCTAGCAGCATCAACATCACTAATATTATCCAAAGCTAAATTCACCGCACCAGTAAATCCGTTCACACTACTTACTGCATCCGTATTATCAACTTTATCCCAAGTAGTGCCGTTGAATATTGCCCAGTCTCCTATTTTCCAATCAGTAATGCCGTCAAGGTTTGTGCTACCCGCAACACTTACCACATAATAATATCCTTTAGTTCCCGTACCACTTGCAAGTGTAGGTGTGTTTGTTGATGCGTTCCAAACACCTTGATAAGTTGCGCCTCCAACTAAAGCGGAGATTTGATTTTGTACTTTACCAAATGCTTGTAGCACACTATCAGTTGCAGCAATGGTACCGCCACCAGTTAAATTTAACCCAGTAAGAACAGTTGCAAGAACCCTAGGCTCTGTAAAATATACCGCACCACTTTCTGGAACCGCAGCCGTATTTAAAGTTTGGAAAGTCTTATCCCCTCTATAATATTGAGTGCTAGTACCCGCCGTAATTGCTGGCTCTTTGCTATTAAATGTCGTCCAATCCGTACTTGACAAATATCCATCCACACTACCAGTCGCTACGGGAATGCTCACCGTTCCGCTAGTATTGACAAGAGGTGAGCTAAATGTCAAAGCCGTTTGGTAAGTAGTACTATCAAGCGACCCATCTCCTTTTAAGAATTGTGAGCTAGTACCACTCGCAATGTACTTTTGAAAGCGTTGATTGCCTCCGCTGCCTTTACCGATATAAAGATCGTACGTGTCAGTAGTGAATAGAGGCTCGGCAAGTTGTCCTTGTGGAATCCCTGCCGCTAAACCTCTTTTTATCTTTAATGTATTTGCCATTTATATATTTTTACCAAGTTCCGCAATCAATTGTGTCGTTGACACCGATTTTGTTATTAAATGTAGTCCAATCACTTGTACTCAAAGCACCTCTCACACTCGAACTCGCCGTAGGTAGGTTAAATGTATGTGTATCATTTAAGCTATTTATATTAAAATCACTACCCGTTGTCCCCGTAGCTAAGTATTGCACTTGAGCGGTTAGACCGTTTAGTGCATTGATACCCGTAGAGAAAGTAGTAATGATTTGACAAAGGTTGTTGTCCTCCGTATGCAAAGTTATCGTTCTTCCAGCATGAGTAACATATATCCTTATGGCAAGTCTCTCTGTTGCCGTTAATATTGTCTCTGGGACTGGCAACGTAGAGAAATAAGCCTCAACCGCAGTACCTCCAGTTATTGCGTCTGGATTTGTTGACCCACTTGCAATTAATGTGAATGTAGTTCCATCATATTTATAAAGCTCTACATAATAGGTAGGATTACCGCCTCCACTTGACGCTTGGAAGAATGTCTCAAAATTCCAGTTACCCGCAGGTATCTTTAGCAAATTTGGATCATTTGCATCGGTTAAAAATGATGCTATATATCCGTTTGCATTTATTGTAAAATTAGTACCAGCACCGAAAACGGGAGTCTTATTCATCTCATAATAAGTAACCCCACCAATTGTACCTTGGTTAACTGATCCGTTTAAATAATATGATACGGATGCGCCTCCGCCTCCGCCTCCACTTGGAAAATCTCCAAGGCTGCCATCACCCCTTACGTATTGTGATGCCAACCCAGACCCAGTAACCGCAATTGTACCATTGCTTGTCAAAGGCGAGTTACTAACCGTAAAAGCGGCTGGCATTGTAAGCCCTACGCTTGTAAGCCCCGTATCGGTATCCGTACCATTCACCCATGCCGTACCATTGTATTTAAGCACTTGATTAGTGCTTGGTGAAGTGATCGTAACATCTCCAAGTTGGCCTAAATTATAATCCCCTTCCGTTGCCACAACATCGCCCGTTCTGCCAAATACACTTGTTACGGGAGCCGTATCAATATCGCTCCATGAGGCTTGTAAAGTCGAGCCGTCTTGCTTTGTAAGAGTAAGTGTCTTGGTTGTCGTACCGCTTACATTTGCCGCAGTTAGGCTCCTATCGTATGCAGTGTCCCATTCCGCTTGCTCCGCATCACTAGGGAGGCTATAACCAGCCGCATAAGTAACCGCCAAAGTACCACTTTGAGTAAGTGGGCTATTTGCAACACTAAAACCCGTAGGCATTGTAAGCCCTACGGATGTAATATTGGTAGCCGCCCCACTCGCACTATAATCCAAATTCACGTAAACGGGACTCGGCTGCCCTCCACTTATCGTAATATCGGTTACATCATAAGTAACCTTTATGACGGGTTGTGTTGATGTATATGTAACTTTAATTAATATCATTATGAGGTAACTTGGTTTTGAACTTCAACGTAGCCTTGCATCCAAGTATATTTATTAGTAGAGATGGTAACTTCAAGCTCGTAAGTATATTCACCAGCCGTATAAGCCGCAGTCTGAACGGGAGTTAACGTTACTTTTCTTGTATTGTTATCGATCTGAACAAAAGTAGCATTAAGCCACTCGATCATAACCGTTCCGCTAGTATTCTTGGCTTGTAGCTTAAAGCTATAAGTAGATACATCAAGAGGCGTATCCTCGCATTGATCTTCGTAGAAAGAATAGCTGATAACATAGGTATCTCCCTTTTTTATCGGCTTCATGTTTAATTCACCTATCATGGCTTATCGGCTTTATCTTTTAATTCTAATTTAATTTCATTAAGAGCTTGCATAATTTCTTTGAACTGAATCGCAGTCTCGTCCTCTTTCTTTTCAAGAGTCTTTAGCCTAAGATCATGCTCTCTTAGCTTTATTTTCATATCGGTATAAATCCGAATAGCACCGAGTCCAAATGCTATTGTTTGTATCCCTAAAACTAACCAGAAATTTGCTTCCATTTGCTATTAAAATTACATAATTTTTTACAATGCGATATATACCGCTTTTACTACTTTCCCGTTAAATGAGCTGCCAATACTTATAACAAAATTTGGCGATGTTCCAGTTACAGTGTAGTTGTAATACCATGTGCCATCTATCCCAACTGCCACGAGTTTAAAGGTTGCTGGGTTTCTACCAGTTATGTTACCGCTTGCTACGGTGTAGCTATCTACGGTTGTAATCTCAGTCAGAGGACCAGTCCCTTGGAGAGTAAAATTATAGCTAGAGTTTTGGCCGATGCTAGAGCTTAGTGATAAGTCTTGTATAATGCAGTCAAATTCGTACACTTTGTAGTTGCCACTTGCATCAATCATGTCTAAATACCCTACAAAAGCCGCATCAGTGCCTTCAATAAAATTATCGAAAAAAGTTATAGGCTGCAAATTTGATTGTACCATCTTTACTAGACCGCTTCCGCTAATAGAGAAGCTAGTTCTATTGGGTAGGTATTCTCTAAATACTCCATTTGTTCTCGGAGCCAACTCTAAAAAATCCCTAGTAATACTTATTGTAGCATCTTTAGTACACGCAAAAGGATAGACATTACCACCTGCGTTCGTAAATGCTAAAACTAAACCTTGCGCCGTTACTACTTCTGCCATATTAATTTGTTAAATATCTTTCTACATAAGTATCAAATGTTTGTGCATTTGACGCCGTATAACTAAATGTCATTTCTCCTCCGTTCAAGTCTAGTGAATATATGTTGGTATCTATCCAAACAGTTAAAATATCATTTGTTGCAAGTGTTACACTATTTGTACTCAAATCGACGTTAAAAGGCTCTGGCAAGTTATTTATATTAACACTTTGTGTGTTAATAGCCGTACCATTCTTTCTAAGCTCAAAATTTACTGGTGTAGTACCATTGGATGTAACATAACCAGATACATTGCAAGCAATATTTACGGTAATATTATTTGTACCAATATAAGTAATGTTTGATGTGCCTCCAAGCGTAAAGTCAGCAGCACTTACTATTGTAAAAGGTACAAAGTTTGTAGATGAATAAGAGCCAGTTGTAACATCTGCTTCAAATGTTTTAGTTACGTTTGCGCCTGGGTCTTTTACGCTATCATAAACCTCAATTAGCGTTGCACTCCAAGTAGCCGAAGAGAAATCAATCTCTTTCATGTTCAAAACATAATAAATCTTATTTGGGTCATCATCAACAAATATAAATGTGTTAATTAATCCAATTGGGTCTGCCCCTGCATTAAATTTAAGGCCATAACAATTAACATCTATCTTATTTCTATTAAATCTATTATGCTCCCAGTAAGGTATCAATGCTTGTTGCAAGAATGGATATCTTTCATCTGCATATCTATACCTAAACCATTCTGCGTTTGTAAAGGTTATTTGATCTGACTCAAATAAACTACCCTTAAAATTATATGATACGTTGTCCTCTAAATACGTATAATTTTCTGATGTGTTTCTTAGCGTTCCACTCTTTTCGTACTTAACCTCATGTCCAGTAATATTTGATCTTCTTTCATCTGTGTTAAATATTGGAATTGTCTCAAGAGAAAAGTTCTTTATTTCTACTTGATTATCAACATATCCTTGTCTTAAATCACCAAAAAATGAAACCTTAAATTTTCCAGCATAAGGAGTTGCGTCAGATTTTACACTGATGCTATTAAAATAATCTATATTTATATTTTTAGCTGGGTCTACAAAAAACTTTAAACCACCAGGTGGTAATATGCTAGTTGCTGGATTAAATGAAATCCATTTACCTTCTTGATCTAAACTAAATGTACCAAAATTTGTTTCTAAAACTACAAATGCAACAGTAACGTTTCCATTGCTGATACTAAAATTATTAATATCAAAATATTTATATTTAAAATCAAAAGATAAATTGACTGAATCTAAAGTTCTTAAATAACAATATTCTGATTGTATCCAACAAAAGTTAGTATCATCAGCTTTTAATCTATAAAATGCTTTTCTTTCTGAAAGTATTGTATCAACATACAATTCACTTATTCCATATGAATCTGTATTTGCATTTGGACTAGACCAAATACCCCAATAAAATGTCCAGTTTGATAAAGTAAATTGTTTTAAAGAAGCATTTGAACTTACAAGTGTGCCTCTAGTAAAAGATGAATTTTGAACACATTCAGGAAACATTTCATATTGCTTGATAACACTATCAAACTTTGTGCGTCTGTTAATGTATCTAAGCATCTCTGGAGCAATAGGCTGCATATTTTCGCCTACTCCAATATTTGCATCGTATCTTCTATTTACCGTTGCTCTGCCACCTCCTACTTGGTTCCTAAAGCCTCTTAGATTTACATTTGTAGGTATATATAAATCTTCTAATCTAAGGAAATACCATTGGCCTTTGTATTGAAACATTGTCTGGCCAAATGATGTATTAATTTTATTTAATGCTTCAAGTTTGCTATCATATTGCTTAGGCTCTTGCATAAAAGTCCTAGCATCAAAATAACACTGATCTAAACACATATCTGTGTTTGTGCTATTCATTGAAGTATGATACAAAGAGTTATAAACCCTAGATTGTACTAAGCTCTGTGGAGATTCTTCTAGGCAATAACCAATAGCAGTCCAAGGTGTTAATTTTCCTACAACCTCAGCTCCATTATTGCTAAATTGCTTTTCTGATAATTGTCCTATTCCTTCCGTTGCAGTAAGTGTCAAAACATGCTCACCTGCTATCCATGTCTCTTGAAAATTATCTTGTAAAATAAATCCATACCAATAAGGAGTGAAACTACCAAAGGAGAATATTACCTCAATGTCGTTGTCATTATTTGTAACAAAGTTATCCATCGTTACAGATGAATCACTTGCTATTATATTTATTGTAGCTTGTTGCGGTCTATAAGGCTTAAATAAATTCTCATCTGTATTATATTCTGATAATACAAATGGCCTTGCGGCTGGAGTCAGATATGTAACACCACCAGTCCAACCTTCAAATAATAATTGAACTGTGCAAGTATCACCTTCTCTGCTTTTAAATTCAATCCTATATTTTTCGCTTCTAGCCAATTCTATTAATATTAGTGTTTGTTCTATTTATCGCACCCACCAAATCTGAACCTCTGAGACTTAGGCTTACTGCGCCACTCATTGCGAGACCTCCAGCTCCTACTGCACTAAAATTAGGTCCAGCAGCGCTTCTACCAAATCCTAAAGCTCCAGCAAATGCTTTACCAAATACTTGGAATCCAGTTAATCCAGTTTTAGCTTGTGATGCTGCAGAAAATCCTCCAGTTAAAATTGTTGCAAGTAATGTAACAATACCAGTTGCTAATATTTTTGCAGCTAATTGTTTTAAATTATCTAAAACTGCTTTACCAAATTCTTTAAATGTGAATTTACCAGTGGTTAATAAATTAGTAAACTGTTCTTGTAATGGACTAAAAAATACATCATTTAATAAATTAGCAGTATCTCTAGTGTTATTTACAAGATTAGATGCTTGTTTTTTCATCTCATCTTGCATTTTAATTAAAGGAGCAAATACTTTTTCATAAGCACCTGGTCCTTTACCCAATACATTTGATGTATCTAATGGCTGAAATTGACTTATACTTTTCTTTGTTTCTTCTCTTAATCTTTTTGCAGCAGCTCTAATTTGTTCTGTATTACCAAAAAACGCATCTACAACTGCACCACCAGCTTTATTTATATTAGAAGTTTTTGTATCTTCTACTATTTGTAAAGCTAATCTATCAAGAGCTTCTTTTAATTTAATTCTTACTTCTCCAAATGCTTTAGGCAATTCTTTAGCGGATGAAACACTTATACCATCAAATACATTTGGAAAATCATCTTGTAATTGTTGTAATATTTCATTAAACTTAGTTACAGAATTTGTTCCTTTCGTTAAATCTAATGAACCTAAATCATCAAATAATTCTGTGCCTCTTTTTAATTTAGTTTCATCATCAAAAAACTTAAAAAAGTCTAAATATTCTTTAGGTAATTTATATGCTTCAAAATATTGTTTAACTGACTTTGCACCATCATCAAAATATTTAGAATTATTAATTATTGATGTATTTTCTTTATCAATAGTATCAATTAATTCTTGTTTTCTATTATTTAAATCAAATACTTTATTTGCAAATTCAGATTGAACTTTTATATTTTCCTCTTGTACATTAATTTCATTAACAATAGCTGCACTTATATCTGAAGATGTACCAATTAATCTTTTTTTATTATTATTTGTTTTTCTTTCAGATTCAATTAAACTTGTTTGTGATTTTAAAAGTCTGTCATTTTCTAATACAAGTTTATCAATGGTATTTATTTCATCAATATATGCTTGTATTTTAGCTCTTGAAATTAAAACTTGTGTATATTCTTTAGTAGCATTTTTAATAGCTTCTATATTTTGTACACCAATTTTTAAATCACCATAATAATCTTTAGAAATTTTTTGTAATTCTTTTAAAGCATTATTTTGTTCTTCATTACTTGATGTTAAATCAGTTGCTTTTTTAGTTAAATTTTGTATAAGCGCTATTTGTCCTGATTGACTTGCACTAGCATCATTTGTTATTTGTACAAGAGACTGTTGATTTTTGATATATTCATCAAATACTTTATTTGATTTTTCAATATCAATTCTAAGTTTATTTTGTTTCCCAGTAATAGCATCTATAATACCACCTAAACTACCATATTTTTGTACTAAAAATGTGATTATAGTTGTTACAGCACTAAAAGCTAAAAATAAACCAGCTGGTCCTTTAAGTTGCCCTATTAATGCTTGAGTTGCACCTTTCAATCCTTCACTTTGTGATGACAAATTACCAAAACCTTGAATTATACCTGGTAGGTTATTTTGTATGCCAATAAATCCAAAAGGTAAATCTTGTAATGTAAGTGATAAACTACTTAATGCAGTTCTTGCGGTTTTACTCGCATCACTTGTTTTTTGTAATTTAGGTGCAGTCGTTTCTGATTCTGTTCCTAATCTATCAAATGATTTTATTAAATTTTGTTGAGTTATACTTGTTCTAGCAAACTCTCTTGATAATTTATTTAATTGTTTATCTCCTGTTGGAAGAGAATTGATTTTTGCAGATAATTGATCAAGTCTGCCAGTTACTTGTTTTATTGTGGCTAATAATTGATCGGCATTGGCCTTTAAGGCTACTTGTAATTCTGCATTTTGACTCATTTTGCCAATCTTTTAAATATTTCCTTATATTCTTCTTCGTCTATTTTACCTACTTCCTCATCACCTGGTAACTCCCATAATTGCTCTGGTGTTTTTGGTGCAGTTTTTGGATCACCCATTAACCGCACCATTGTAAACATCAGCATTCTGACAAGTCTATACTGATCTACTTTAGTATCATTATGTCCATTTAACATTAATGAAAAATGTCTAGGACTAATAGCATAGAACTTATCAGGCAATAATTTTAGTTCACCAAAAGCAAACTGCTCTATTTCTTGCCACGAGTATTCTTTTTTTTTGTTTGCGTATCTTTTTGAGTTTCTTTTATAAATTCATTCTCACTCCATAATTTAATAATCTCTTGTATTTGATTAAGAAAACTCTCGTTTTTAAGATTTTTCTCAATTGTATCTACAAAAAACTCTAAATTATATTCTGGTACAATCTCTTTAATTAAACAATTATTGTAATATCCACTATAAATAATGTGAGCTATGCCAATTTCGTTTAATTCATTATTCTCAAAACCAACGCCAGTAGAAAATTTTTCAGAAAGGTAGCGGAAGCTAGCCATTCCGAATTTGATGCCAATTTTTTTGTCATCAATAGTAATAGTAGTATAATTCATAATTATGCAGTTACGTCAATTGTTCCAGTAGAAGCAATTGTTCCAGAGAAGTTTACAAATTCAGTTGTTGCTTGATTCATTGTCAAAGATGTGATATAACCAGCAAATTGATGGTAATATGCAGCACCAGCACTTGAACCAGAAACAACTGGATTCTGAACTCTAACTGTAACAAGAGTTTTGTTAGCAAATGCTGAAAGCAATGAGTTGTAAGAAACTTGAGCAATTGTTGGAGCGGTTTCGCAAATTGCATCAAAATCCAAACTCATTTGTGGCTCACCTACCGCAGTAAGAACTCCACAGTTTGTTTGATCGGTGGTTGAATCTACCGTAGAATTTACGCTAGATGTACGCAAACACACGAGGTTTTTATATGACGAACCACCAGCTACGTCAATCTCGATGTTTTGTAAAGAACCTTGTACTTGTGCCATTGTTGTTTTATTTTTGGTTTACTAAATTGTTTATTGTTATAATTTTACGGGCTACATAATTGTCCCCATTACGCAAAGGTAAATATAAAGAATTTATCCTAGACATAGGGTAAACTGTAAAGTCAGAATCTTGAAATCCATCTATCTGACTATCTGGAATTAATATATTTAAAATCTGCCCAGCAATATTATCAACTACTGATAAATCATTAACCCTATATTGTTCACTAAATATGTCTAAATCTACTTGTACTATATTTTGAAAAGTATTGTTTGTGTTATTTGCTTGCTCTGTTATAGAAGAAATAATTACATAATTCTTAGGCAGCGTTTTAAATGGGTTTTGACCATATACTGGCACATCTTTCCCATTATATGTAATATTGCCATTTAAGGCATTTACATATATCGTTCTAACACTATTTGAGCAATCTTTCATTATCCTTTAATTATATTTTCTATTCTTTTAACCATTTGAGGGAAAATTTCCCTTACAGATGGATAAAAAAATGGTTGTGCTGGTGTATGTCCTTTTACACTTGTTTTAAATGAAAAAGCATATTCTTTCCACTCTTCATCAATACCAGCAGTATATTCTTCTGCAAAATCTCCAGTTCCAAACTCTACATAAGCAGCATATCTAACTCTAGCAACTAAATCATAAGCTAATTTAGAATTTGAGTCTTTTTCCACTTTAATACTTGATCTTAATCTACCACTTGGTGTTGCTGGAGCTCTTTGTTTGGCTTTTGTTGCCATTTCTTCAGCAGAAGCAAATATTTCAGCATCTATTTGGTTTACCAAATCGTCCGAATATTTTGCTAAGTCTTTTTTCAACTTATCAAATATTGCATTCTGCTTTTCAAAAAATATACCGTCAGCCATTAAATAACTACCTTTTTATATTGATGATAATTTAAGCCATCCCAATTAGGATATTGGCTTATAACTGCTTGAGGATCAGCGTTCATCTTCTTGCCTCTGTTCTCGTACTGCCATGCCACCAAAGCCAAAATATCACTAGCAATGTCCTCTGGAACCGAGCTATAACCGCTTTGATATTGCACCTCATAGTTGCCTTGGGTATAAAGCCACAATTTGCCCGCAATCACCTCATAGTCATCATTTTTAGTAAGTGATTCCCAGCTATTTATGCCAGTTTTTATTTTAACACTGTCAATGCAAATAACTGGTCCATAGGGCAAATCTACCATCCAAACGCTTGGCTCATAGCCAGTTGTCTGAATATAGCTTTTAAGCAACTTATTTACAAACGCTACCCCAGTTAGTTTCTCAATATGTATTCTTGAAGCATTGATTAGTGATTGTATTAAAGTATCATCTGATGTATAATCAATTCGCATCCAATTCTTTGCGTCAGTTAAGCTCACTGGTTCAACGACCCCATCAGCTAAGATCGCCGTTCCGTTTATATATATCGCCATACTTACTTATATTTATTAACCATTTCTCTGAACCAGGCCTCAAACTCATCAAGCGTTTTTCGCGGGTCATGCTCTCTTGATCTCTCTTTTGCTTTTTTGGATGCCTCACTATATTTTTTGGCGTCATCCAGTTCAGTAATTGCCTTAACCCAGCTTTTAATATCATTCCGATCCTTTATAAATATGCCCGCTTTCCCACAGTTCTCCACCAACCCTTCGGCCATTGTGCTTATAACTGGAATCCCAGAGCAATAAGCCTCGGTTGCCGTTCTGCCCCAACTCTCATAATCACTCGGCATTAATAGTATCCTTGTTTGCTTGTAGTATTGCGCAATATCGGGCGTATTAGGCACTAATTTTAGATTTGGAAGGCTAGATGTCATTTGCTGATCATAGCTGCCCAAAACGCCTAAAAACCGCTTATTTGGCAATGCACGAGCAATCTGTTCAAATATCTTACCGCCTTTGTTTTCGTTGGTGTTAATCAGAGTAATGTATTCGTTCTTCGCTGGGTCAATCTTAAGATCATAAATCCGATAGTCAACGGGAGGCGTTAGTATAAAGTTATCCCATTTGTAATTTAATTTCTCTTTTAGCCATAAAGAGTTATACACAACGTGTTGATTGCGTTCTGCGTTAATGATTTCGGGATAAGGATGGCTATTATGGATCAGATGAAATACTGGTTTTTTATAAAGTTTAGCAGCACCTATTGTCCATCTTGTATAGTCCAAATGGGTTATAACTGCATCGCTCCAACGCATTAAATTGTCAACTACGTTCTCACTTGGCGGGAAAACATCCACACCATCAAAAACATAATTATTTTTAATCTTATAATGATTTGCTTGATGCAAAAGCACTCTTACATTGTGTCCTTTGCTTATCAAGTCTTTATTGATGTGATGTAGCATCCATTCAGCACCACAATTATGCTGAGGAGGATAAAGATGAATTGAGCAAACTATATTCATAAAAAGTTATAATTAAAGTATAAACCGTACTTTTCGTTTAATTTAAAAGTTTCCATTATAGGAAACCTATCACTAAATACTGATGGCGTTAAATCAGCTTGTTGATGCACCTCAAACACATTACCTCCAACTGCTTCTTGCTCCATTAAGTAAGGTACTGCCGCCATGCAATATATACCTTTCATAGTAATATTAGCAAGTAAATTTTGAGCATCTCTTATACTTAAATGCTCTAATACATCACCTAATATGATGTATCTATAATCGTTATAATTAAATTCTAAAATGTCTTGGTTGTAAACATTGACATATTTATCTCTCAAATTGAACTGCTGAATATAAGGAGCATAAATCTCAACCGCATCAATACTTGTAAAATCTTTGCAAAGCAAATCGTAATAACTTCCCGAACCTGGTCCTACATCTAATATCTTAATGTTAGATGAGAAGTTATGAATAAGATGATCTCTAAAATCATCTTTAAAATAGTTGTATGAATAAGGCATAGTAAAAAAAAGGGAGACTTACGGGTCTCCCAATGTTTATGATTAACTAACCTTAGATTGCACCATAGATACAAGCTGAAGGCTGGAATTGCATCAAATCGCAACGAGCTTCGCAACGGAAAGTGATCAAGTTTTTGATGAAATCATCTTGATCGAATTCAGTTGAACGAACTGCAAGTCCACTCTGTTGAGCAATAGAGAACTTAGTTGTGTCAAGAACATAAGCCTTAGACGCTGTAACCAAGCTATGAGGAACAACGGGAATACCCATCATTCTGATGTTACCTTGAGCATCAATAGTGATACCACCAGGAACAGAGTAAGAACCACCAGAAGGAACGGTTTTCAAAACGTTAGCCCAACCAGCGTGTGTGGTCAAGATAAGGTTTGCGTTCCAGTTAGCAGAACCCAACTGAGCAACATAATCTACGAACTTCTCGGCAGTGTTAGCACCACTAGATACACCAGCAGTTGCGCTAGAAGCGAGGTCGTTCAAGTAATATGTATCTTCTGCTCTTTGGAAATCTTCGATCAAAGATTGCTGCAAATACGCGTTCAAGAAAGGAAGATCGTCAACCATTTGGCGAGATACCTTTACATAACCAGCGATGAATTGCAACACTTTGTTTACAACTGTTACATCGTAGTCCAATTGTGCTTTAGAAGAACCTTCAGTTTGCTTACCGAAAGAACCTTCACCAACTGGGGTATTTCCACGAGGGAAAGATACTGAACCAGTTGAAACTGGGATGATATTGAATACGCTTCTGAGGTGTGGGTTTACAAAAGCGCGGAGAGCTGGAGAATTGATGTAAGAAACGTAAGGGTTACCAGTAAGGTTACCGCCAGCACCTTCAGTCATTGTTCCAACAACTTTAAGGTCCAATTCGAAATTGAAACCTTTACCGTTTGATCTAACTGCTTCTTTGATTGAATCGTAACCTTTTACGATTGCTTCACCGATTGCAGATTTGATCTCAGCAATATGCTCGTTGTAAGATTGTGCAACTTTTTTAGTCTCAGCAGCACCAATTTTACCAAATGCAGCTTTAGCAGCGAGAACTTCTTCTCTTGCTTCAGCAATTGTCTTGTTGTTTTTTGCGAGTTGCTCGTTGATAGCCTCAACTTTGCTTTCGAAAGCCTTAGCAGCTTTCTCAGTAGCAGCAGCAACTTCAGCTTTCTGCTCGGCCATTTTGGCTTCGAGAGCAGCTTCAAATGTTTTAATGTCGCTCATTTTGTTAATTTAAAATTTGTTTATAATATTTATTAAAGACTCAACTGGAACCTCTTCTTCTTTTTGCTGCAAAGGTGTTTCATCAACTGCCTTTGTGCTACTCATACGTTCAATCAGTTCTGCGAGTTGTTTCACTTTTAACATACACAAATCGATTGTCTCATCCGTTACATCACTGTTGCGGATGAATTTCTCAAAAGATTTGATTTGATCTTGTATTTGTTCAATGTTATTCATATTCTTCATGCCTAGTAATGGAGTTGCTTCGTTTGCTCCCCATGCAGTAAGGCTTGATCCTTCAAAAAGCATTACTTCATGGATTTGGTTTGCATCTCCACTTTTTTGCTCTCTTAGTGTTTTAAAGCCGATCGAGTGTTCAGCAATAAGCCCACTATCAATCATCTTAATATAATCTTGACCAAGATTGTGTTTACCAACCTTGCTCTCGTAATAAAGTCCGTACTCGTCCTCTTTAAGCACTTGTATTTTACCAAGTGGCTTAGATGGATCATGATTTAATAGATGCTTAATTCTACCTTTTCCTTCTGGACCCCAATCTTGGATTGATCTTTTAAATGCGCCTGGCATCATTATATCGCCATCGCTATCTACGTTGCCAAATGCGGAGAAATAACCAGTTACAACTCCTTGCTTTGTATCAACATCTTTAACCTCTAGGTTAAATGATTTGTAATTGTATATCATGCTTTTTCTATTGTCTATTTGCTCTAATTTACGAATTGCCCAATTAATGCCCGCATCACCGCCCCAAGCGTCCCACATTAACCCACCGCAACCCTCTGAATAAGGCACATCTTTGTTTTGTTGATGTCTTTTAAAAGATGCCATTCTAGCAATGGTATCACGAGATATTTTCTCACGACTTGCTAGTTGATTAGCTCTGGTCCAACCTACTGGTGTACCACAATCACTGCCATTCTCCTCTTTCCACTTTAATGCTCTTTTTGCATTATTTGTAGCTGCTTCTGGATAGTCGTTATAAGTTTCTTCTTTCAACTCCAAACTTTTCTCGCCTTCTTGAGCAAGATAAGCTGCATAAGCACGCTCCGCGGTATCGCGTGATTCATATACACACTCGCCCGATCCTATTCTATACTTACCATTATTTTCGCAGTAGTATATTGGCATAATTATCTTTTCATTATTAATCTTCCGTTCTCATCCCTTTTTGGTACAAAACCAACTGTGCATCGACAATTGATCGTGAACCCTGCTGGGGCAGTTGGATCACCAGGTTGTGCAGCTAGCACCGTATCTCCTTTTTTACCAGTGGATGTGAACGGCTCATTAAAAGGAACTGTTGCACCATCCATGTTAAAATGATCGTAAGAGTTTCTTGGAATCCTACGAGTTCTTATATCTCTACTAGCTATCCAAACCTTATCTACTTCAAAGTTATGCAATTTTGCGCCTTCCATTGCGGCATAGTTACTTGCACGCATCACTTCAGTCCTTGCTATCCTTCTTGCCCTCATCATTGCATATCCTAGCTCATCACTTTGTACGATTTGCCGACTGATCTCATCTATACCAAGTCCCTCTGCAACGCCCTTGTTAATGATGGCTAGTAATTGCTTTTTTGTTGTCTGCGTAATATCCGCTACCAACATAAAGCCATACTGCGCCAAAAATTGCATGATGGTAGTAATAAAATCATCATTCAAGCCAAATGGATTGGCTGCTTTCTGACTCATGTTTCTCACTGCTCTAAATGATGCGTTTCCGAACATAATTGCTGCTTCTCTATAAAGCTGCATCATTATTTTCATCATTTCATCATTCCAAGCGTAAGCACCCATCAGCGTTTGCGCAGCACCCGTACCATAAAGCCTCACATCACTTGCTACCTTCTCTAGGTCTTTGCTAATTGCCTTCTTAAATAAAGAACTATATTTTGCATCGAGCTGCCTACGCATCCTTTCAAACTTCACCCAATATTCGCTTCTTTGCTTCGCGTTCATCGATGCACTTTTGTTTATATGCTATCCTCAATGACATCATCATCCTCTTCTCTACTGCGCATTGCTGCTCGCTCTTCTGCTTGGGATATTTCGTCATCACTATCCTCATTATCTCCTCGTCTGTTGTTTGCGATGTTATCTGATCCGTTGTCCATGCCATCTTCTTCGCTTGGTGGTACTGTTAGGTCCATCACTGCTTGCTCAATAGGAATTAAGCCGCTATTGATGTAAGCATACTCAAATGCACCTTCTCTTTCTTGGTAATTCATTGCAACACGCTTTTCATCCATTGTTAACCAATTGGCATCACGAAGTGAACGAACCATGCGCTCCATGTCTTGCTGCATCTCTGGTAGTGCCGTAATGTCGAAGTCGATAAAATAATCCTCTCCGTATCTAGGCACCAAAAATTTATTTAACTCATCACGCAGTTGGCAACACATTGGAATAATAGTGTTGGTGATCAGATCACGCATTGCGTTTTGATAGTTGTTGTAACTTGATGTATCAACATCGAAAAGAACTGCTGGAAGTCCAAACACTCTGCACCACTGGTGCATACTCATTCTGAGTGTGTTTACCAGCTCCATGTCAACACTAGAGAGTCCAAAGTTTAAATAGTCCCAAGGAGTTTGCAGCACTGCTACTCTTCCCTTGTTATCTATTCCGTTTAGATTCTCATTGACTGCACGTTTAATATCATTTGCTTGATCGATTGTAAATGACGGCACGATGTTACCAAGCGGCTTTGGAGTTATCGCTCCTTTCGCTCCACCGTTGCCTGTCATTGTTGCACTTGCATCTGCCGCATTGTTACTCATGCGAAGCGTCTTATATGCTGCACGAAGTGGAGAGAGTCCACGTAAATGTGTTCTGCGAGTTGCATCGAAGTCTGGATTCCAGCTTCTCCACATCATCACTTGCTCTTTCGGTAGATCAACACCAGCACCAATTTGCAGCTTATATCCAGCAATTGCATATACATCTTTCGGATCGGGATAAATCTCTAGGAACTGAGTAGGCAAAATATTAAGCTCACTAAATGTGCCACCTATTCTACCATCATTGCCATAAATATTTCCTTCACCACTTAGGTATCTATAACCAAATAAATTCTCGAAGAACTGATCTTGAGATTGATAAGAGTTAGGTTGCTCAAGAAGTCTTGCAAGTGGCGTACCAAGGACAATGTTCTCACTGTATGCGTTTTTACGTGCAATGATTGCTTGCTCAAACGCACCACGATTGGAAACTCCTTTTACAAGTTGCTTGTAACGCATTAAGTTTGTACGAGCTTTCTCTCCTGGGTTTAGTTTATAAACGTACCAAGGAATAGACGCGCTTTTGCGCGCAAGAAAACTTACAATGGAATAAACATCCGCATTACCAAGATAACCTTGGTTTACGTACTCTATTCCAGTATAATCTTGTATTACCGAACTATTGATGCCGACCATTTGCACTGCACTTGTCGGATAAGGATTGATGCCCTTCTTTTTGAATAAATCAAATAATCCCATGTTGTTATATTGCTCCCCAAGTAACACTTGGGATTGTTAATTTAGAAAATATTGCATATCTCATAGCATCACTGATGTGGTCATTGAACTTAACTGGTTGATCAAGTTTATTACCATTCCTATCCGTTTTCCAACGGTAATTTTTTACCTCTTTGAGTAAATTTACGGAATCTTGATGAATGTATAGTGGAGTAGCCTTAACGGAACGTATTCCCTCAAGAACATCCTTATTAGCTGGCTTCGCATTTAGTCCTTGTCTTACCAACTCTTCAATAGTTTTTGGCTCTGCGGCATCGCAATAAATTTCATCAAACTTATCTATGCCCAAAGCTACAATTTTTTCCACTAAGTCATTTGTAGTAAGTTTTGTTTCGTAGATCAACTCTTGTACATACGCCGCATTTTCATAAAACACTACTTTGACCATTGCACTAGGCACGTTGAATCCAAAGTCTAAGCCATACACCGTTTCGCCTTCTGGCATTTGCTCTGTTGTGCGATAGTGCGTATAGATGAGGTCTTGGCTAAGTCCACGTTCACCAAGGCCATAGATTTGCCAATAGTTGGGGTCTGCATCTTTTAATCGCTCTAATTCGTCAACCAGTTCTTTTGGAAGGAAAGGATTGTCTTTGAAAGTAGTAATATAAAAATCAGCATCGTCTCTTGGAATCACATCATCGTAAATCCATGAGGAGATGTCCGATGGGTTATAGTCAATAACAATTCTACCTTCCGTACGCATGATAAGCTGCATCCATGCTTCGTAACTAAGTTCATTGGCCTCATTGCAAAATAAATAGGTTCTAGCCCTACCTCGAATCTTTTGTGGTTGATCAGCACTAACGAACTCGACCACGTTACCGTTAAGCTGGTATATTTGCTCTGTCTTGTTATGATTATCCTCAGAATAAATTCCTAATCTCGAAAGTATATCCACAAAGTCGCGTAGGACTGAACCTTTTATGCTTGGGAGAGATTGCCTTACTATCGTTAATGTCTTACCATTCTCTTGAAGTAGCTTTACAATAAACCAAATAAGAATATTGTAAGTTTTCCCGCTTCTACTGCCTCCCTGCATGACCGTAATGCGCTTTTTTGAGTCCTGCAATATTTCAAAGATCTTGTTAGTCTGAAGTTTAGCGTCCATAGTCCGAGTTTTATAGTTTTTCTAAAAATTTAGAAGGTGTTTACCAAGTCAAAAGTAGTGTATAAAAAGGGGGTCATTAGTGTATGTGGTTTTTATCTAGACAAGTGTTTTAGTGTTGTCATTTTTCTGTTTTGCCCCCGCCCCCGTCAAAAAGTAAAAACTTTAAGTTCCCCCCATTAGTGGCCGCCCCTTTTGCCTCTTTGTCATGCCCTTCACGTTAAACAAAATACACAATTGCAAATAACTAGTATTATGTTAAATAGAAAAGGCTAAACAAAACTGCTAGTTTGTCGCACTTTCTAGTATCTCAACATTCGGTTTAATCACCTCAATTTGTACTTGGTTCAGTTGGCCCTCGATCTTGCTCTCAATTTTCTGTGTTGGTAGGCCGATGAAGTACTGCATGTAAAGCTGAATGGCACGGGAGTCACCCTGTGCGATCTTCTCATGCAGAACCCTAAATGCAGTTTCGGCCATTGGCTCGAGCCTTTCAATGATCTCATGTTCTGTCATCCTTGACTTACGTCCTGCCCCTTCCCTCTTGCCGCCCCAGTTTTCTATTGGCTTCCCAGTCTTTTTGTTGATCCTCTTTGCTGCTTCCGTCTTGAATTCGATTTGTTTATTCAGGTCGATCATTTGTGCTTTTGTTTTGTTTTATAGCCTCTAAATTGTGAGTGTGTCCCTTATCGTCAGGACTTTCCCTTTCAAATAAGCGGAGAGTGATCCAGCCATCATCACCCTTTAAATCATTTATATATTGTTGGAAATCAACGACAAAAAGGTGCAAATAGATGCTACCTTCTTTCCCCTTTTTTATATAGAAACCTTTTCGCCTCATTATACCTAACAATTTACCATGCTTTTTGGCTATATTCTAGGCATGAAAACACATGATGTTGATAACTTTGTGAATAAAAATAATTGACTAAATATTTTTGTATGAATAAAATAGTTAGTAATATTGCTATACAAAAACAAACCAACATGAAACATTTAACCGCCTCAAACATTACGCCGATCATTATCGCGGCCGCCTTTTATGCAGCTATTTTTATTATTAACTTTTTAAACTATTAATTATGCAAGTTCAAAACATGACATCCAACAAAGGAAACAAGATCGCAAATCAATTTGTAATTAGAACAGATGAAGCAACTTATTTTCAGTCCTACAATGCTGTTATTTGTAAGTGGACAAAAGATAATTTTATTTATCTAGATGAAACATATTGGAACTGGTCGCGTACTACCTCAAAATATAGGTGCTTATTTCTTGGTGAATCAACTGATGAAACTAAACGTAAGATCGCTGCTGGAAATTATATGTTAACCAACTTAAATAACTAAAAATGAAAAATAATAAGCAATTGCTTTATTTAATCATTGCTCTTATTTGCGCGGGCATTATTTTAGGCCAACTTCAAGATCCTTTTTGTAAATAATAAATAAACCAACTTAAAACTTAAAAACATGAAAAAGTTACATTTACTCACTTCAACAGATTCATTAAGACAAAAGTACTCATTCATTCAAGTAAAAGACAATTTTGTTATTGCTACCGATTGTTTCAAATGTGCAAAGTTTCCATTCAATGAAGTTTTTGGAAACATGGAAACGGAAATAACTGAATTTTACATTTCAGGTGAAAATTGGAAAAAATGCAAATTTTATAATGCATTAAGGTTAGAAATTGAAAACGGTTATTTAATTGGGTATGACAAAAAAGGTAAAATGGGTATTTGTGAAATTATAACAAAAAAGGATTTTATAAATAAGCATGGAGAATTCCCAAGTACTGATTTTTTATTTGATTCAACAGACCAACCAAGTGAAATACCTTCTATTTCATTCAACCCTGAAAAATTGCTTGAATTGTGTGATGCTATTGGGGGTTATGCATTTAATTATTTATTTTTTGGTAATCATAAAAAAATAATGATTGAAACAAAAAATAGTGAAATAAAAGGCGTGTTAATGCCAACAGTTTATTAAACAATTAAAACCAACTAAAATGAATATTACAATTAACGCAATTGAATTAGCTTCTGAATTAGCGGCTCTTGAATTACATGAAAATTGGCAAGATTCCATACAAATTTTTGATGTTGAGGATGATGAAGAAACAAAGTACACCGAAGAAGCTCAAGAAATATTTGACGGTTTATATGATAAATATTTATCATTAATTGAATCTTTTGAGGTAAAAAGTAAGGTAACATTGCCAATTATGTCAATTTACGATCATTTTAAAGGTTAACTGACGAAGGCTAGATGCCAGAAACGATTTAGAGCCTTTTTAAGGCTCTTTTTCGTATTAACCAATACTTACCTAGTGGAACAGATAGAAAGTCTCTACAATTGGCTAGAAATGAACTACAAGGCACTTGCTAAAAGCTATGCAGATTGGGAGAATCCAAATAATCTACCATTTGCCCTTTATTGCATTGCTATGTATGTTAAGCACCAAACTATAAAATAACCCTACAACGATAGGTATTTTGTAGCATTTCGGCCAGTTCTGATAGATTAACGTCATACGGGACAAATACTGAAATTCTTTTATCGATCATGTAACGGGTTGAAATATACTCTTGAATAGATCGCAAAGCGTTTATAATATTTTCGTCCTTGATGCTTAATAAGTCATTTATGACAGATATGCCATGAATGACGCTAGTGTGGTCAGTATTTGTTAACTGGCCAATTTGCTTAAGCGTTGCGCCGTAATAATATTTTGATAAATAGTAAAACAGATGACGACATACAACAAGCTCCCGAAAACGCCCCTTTGTTTTCACCCGATTAATATCTTGACCCATAACAAAACAAACCCCTTCCAATACGTTGACCAATTCCATAATAAAATATTTAAAGTTATAAATGACAAAAACCCCCAAAAACTCCCAAGCGCCAAAAACCCCAAAAACCCCAAAAACTCCCAACCGCCAAAAACCCTTAACCCATCCAAAAACTTTCCGCACGCAAAACAAAAATCCATAACCACCAAAAATCCCTAAGCCCACCAAAAACTTTCCAAGACCATTTTCCCAATTCACCGCAATTCTCTATATACCCCACCCTATTAAAAAATATAAAAATAAATACCCCCTGGCTAAAATATTAAAAAAATGGACTACATGGACTACAAGAGTGATTATCAACGACTTCTGCGCTACAAATGCGCTACATTTGCGCTACATTTTGCCAAAATGGACTACATTAACTAGACAAAAACTTCACGACACTAAAAGAAATCATCAGACAATTCCTTCTTAAAGTTAATAACGTAACATTTTTTGTTGTTTTGACCCCGATCTCGCACAACTTTGTAGTCCATTTTCAAAATCCCACACGTCTCTTCTATCGCCTTATTGAACCTCTTTAACGAGTAATCTTTCTTATCATAACCCGTAAAAGTCAGATAGTCATTATATAATCTTTCTAGCGTAATGGTCAACCCACTCTCGCCCTCCAGGCTCATGAAATAATCCAAGAACTCCTCCCCGAATTGCACCCTTATTTGCTTCCTGCTTAAACTCTCACTCATAGGCATCTCAGTAACCCCATTTTCCATATAATCTGATACGCAGTGAAACATCAGATTAAAGAACCTATTCCATTCATCCTTGTCCCAATCATCAAATAGCTTATGCCCGAACTCATCCTCTGGGGTATGCTTAGGTGAAAAGTAAGGCGCAAATTCAAATATTTTCTGCCTACGCTTAGCATGGTTCCCAGAGTTAGGTATAGTATAATTAGTAGTAAATATCACCTTTGGTGAGTCCTTATAAGGGATTCTAAGCTCATCCTTGTTCTTTTTCTCTACCGTTATACCTTCTGTTATGATCGAGTAAAAACCCTCAAAATCAACGTTCTTACGGGTGTCCTCAATTGCTATTAGCCTGGTGTCCAAATCCACTCTTTGAAAGGCAAAGTTCTTATCTATCTTAAAATTCTTGCCATCTACTACTACTAGGTTATTGATATACCCCAATGCCTTTACAAAAATTCCCTTACCCGTTCCCCCACCTTTGGCCTCGTTCTCGGTCTCTTCAGCAAGTATTACTGCAAACGGCCTAGCTGGGTCTTTATATTTATGTAATAAATATCCTATTAGAGATAGGCAATACACCAGCTTCGCGTTATCCCCTCCACTTATCTTATCTAAAAACTTAAAGTACTCGCAGTTCTCAATCTTAAAGTCATCCTCTATATATATCTTATGATCTAGCACTTGCGACTTCCATATTACTTTCCCAACCTCTCCATAATTCATGAGCTTCATGCCATCCTTTGTTACCCTAACAACCCCATTGGTAAAGGGGAAATAGCACACCTCTTTTGTATCTTCTAGGAACTCAATCTTTGCCCTATCAAAGAACTCAAAGAAGTTATCGCTAAAGTAAGTGTTCGATCCCTTATAAATCGTCTCCATGAGCATCTGTGGATCAAGCCCCATGTCAAACGAACTAGGCAACCTATTGATAAACCCTTTGATAAATTTCTTGATTTGCTCGGTCGAGCTTTCTTCGACCATACCATCTTGAATCCTTATGAGTCTATATATTACAGAATTAGGATCATAAAAGTATAACGAGAACCCACCTTTCTCGTGGAGAAACCTTTCTAACTTATCCAGTTGTATAACGGGTGTAACAATGCCGTTCTTTTCTTTGGTCTCCCAAAACTCTTTTATTTCGGGACCATACTCCTTATCTAGCGTTTCGATTATTTCGTTTGCTTCCGATACACTCTTATCATGCCTTTTTACAAGAAAACTTACCAACTCATCCCCACTAACCCCATTGCGCTTTTTCTCGTATATCTCTTTTTCTAGCTTTGATCCGAAGTTTTGCTTCCTTTCTCCGTAGCCTTCATCGAGGAGCTTTTTGGCCGCCATCTTGAAATCCGAGTTGCATTTGAGGATGGCATACACTGCTGCTGGCTTATAACCCCTACCAACTTGAAACGGCGTGTTCGTTGAGAATACGGAAAAGAGTCCCATCTCGGTATTATATGACCCACTATGCTCACTTGCCGACCCTGGTCTGAGGTAGTAAATTCGAGAGCCTCCATTTTTAACCTTTTGCCAACCGCATTCTTCCATGAGCGCAGTGAAGTCACACCTGTTATTATAGTCATCAAATGGCGAAAGTCCATACTCTTTAGCAGAAGGCTTGTGATGAGCTTCAATGATATGTTCTTCGACAACTTCATTGAAGGATCGCATAAGCGTGAGTAGCTCTTGCCGCTCCTCGATTGTAATAACATTGATGCCTTCTTGCAAAACCTCATAGCCACTCGAAGGCGGTGCCGCAACATAACCAGCCTCACCGCGTGTCTCAATGACACAGTAGGATTTGATGTGAGGGTTGCTTTTAAATTCATCATTTGTTGGTAGCCTACTTGCCAACTTTTGAT